GGCCAACCCGTAGGCAAGTTCGGCAGCGGTTCGATGAAAGGCATCGACCAAACCGCTACCGAATTTACCAACGGGTTGTCCATTCGCAAGTATGGTTGTTTCCATGTGGGTAAATGTCCCCCGTGCTGGAATGTGTAGTCAGGACAGGATTCGAACCTGTTCGTTTATCAGCATTCACCTGCATCAACTCTTTTTAAATGATTTAATTCATCTTCAAGATTATCTAAGACCATACTGATATGCTTACATCCATCAGGAAGGAACCAGATTTCTTTCATCCAACTATCCCAATTATCACAAACAAGTTGTATAAACTTTTCATCATTGCCGCGATTTCTATAACGTTCAATAAATTCATCTTTTCGTCTATCATCTGGATAAACTAAATAAAAGAAGATACAATTATTGAGTAATGCTTCTCTTACTTCTTTATGTGATGAAACAAATATGTATTCATACTTACCTATATTATCCTTTATATGTTCGACATAGTTTTTAGGAAAATCTGGATTTCTAACCTTGGTGTTATTTCCATTTTCATCCTTAACCCAACTAAAATTACTTGAATCACTATCAAGTGTTGTTTCTTTGTGTTTTGAATGATAAACACTTTTGCCTGTTCCGGGAAATGCTGAAATAATTTTTGTTCTCATTTTAATTTTTTTTAATAGTCAGGACAGGAATCGAACCTGTAAGTTTTAATGGATTTACTGCCCATCAATGCGGCTACCAATCCCGCCACCTGACTAATGCAAATATACTACTTTCTTCTCGCTCGCTCCGCTTCCATCCTCTCCGCTTCCAAAATGTCGTGAATCAGCAGGGCGTAGTTCAGGAACTCCACCGCCTTCATTGCGAAGATGGCATCGAACTTGAGAACGTCCTTATTTGCCATCCTCCACACCACCATGAGCCATCCGTACCCTGCGAGCGGGCTTACGTCAGCCCCTCGGCCGTCTTCATCAGGTGCTTGGAATAGTCGCTCAAAACTTTCAAGTAGGATTCTGAACTTAGCAAAAAAAAACTGACAACGCCCCAAACGTCCCCGACCTTGGCGTGTTTTTTCATGAGTTCGGCTCGCTCCGCATGGGCAGCACCGTCGTACTTTTTCGGAAATAATCCGAATAGACCGCCCTCCCTGCACAAGGTCGCCATGATTCGGTGAAGGTTCTGCAACAACTGCTTCTCGTCGATCGTGTTTGCGTCCATCAGTTCAATCAACTGCCCAGCGGTTAATTCGTCCGTGAACACCGTCGGGATCCACCACTTGCCCCCTGCCTTGAACTTCCTCTTGTACCCAAGGGCAGGCAATGCGTTCCACTCGCTGATAATGGCCTTGTAACGCTTTAGGACGCTCTTGGCGGGCATCTCTCTCACGAACGATATATCCACCCCCTCAACGATTGCGACGACCCCTGCGCGCTTGTCGTAGTCCCCAAGGACGCTTGAAAACTCAATGGCCCCGATGCGTTGGAACTGGTCAATGGTGAGGTCTTGGAGTTTCATAGCCATAACTTGGGTCTTGAGTTGCAACGGATTTCGGGAACGACAACCATAGGCAGGTCATTCAAAAGTGCAAGGTTTGTCAGAATGCTTTGGTCGTGCCTGTGGTCAATGAATGATGGGTGGTTCGGATACTCGCTTGGGTCGTCATTCACGGCCTTATCAACGTGCAGCCACTTGGACCATTCGTACATCAAGTCAATCGTGAAGTCGGTCTTGCGTAAGCCAAGGAACCCCGCCTCTACCTGCATTGGTTTCTCGTTAAAGAATTGAAGGCAGTCCATCAAAGCGTAGCAGTCGCCCTTGGTGTATGAGATATGATTGTGAAAGTTCTGGTGCAGCAGGATGGGGTTGTCTTGCAGATACTGCTTGGCAAACTCAAAGCAGCCATCTCCGTGAAGGTCTTGAGCGTCAAGGTATAGCAGAGCTTCGTCTTCCTGCAAGTCAAGTAAAGCGTCAAGAATGATTTGAGGCTTCCACCTCCACCAGTTGTTGCCCCTGCCCGGACGTTTCTCGTCCTCCGTGGTCGTAATCGGGAACGGATACTGATTAGCCTGCCCCCTCGCTGCTGGAAGGTATTCACTCGTTGCGTAGTTGACCCCGACCAAGTACATCTCAGAACCCGTGAGAGTTGGCAAATGCGTGTTTGAACGCTCCCACGTTGTAAGGGATGTCAGCGAACCTCTGTGAGTAGGCTCGCTCAAGAATGTGGCCGACGTGTGGAATAGCGACCAACTTCTGCTCAATGCAAGCAATGGTTAGGTCAAGGTAGGAATCGTCCCAAGTAAGCGTGTAATTGGAAGTTATAGGCACAACGGGTTGATAGAACTCCTTTGCACCACTTCCAGTCAGTTGCTTGATGTGTGGCTCGTAATTATCACCGCACGACCAGTAAGGCACAACATCAACAGGGACTCGGAAATAGGCGCAGTAGGCTCTTTGGTCAAAGTCCCCGTTCCAAGTTAGGTCGTACTCGAAGAGGTTCACGACATCGCCCGGCTTGATGTAGCCGTTCTTGGCTAAAGCGTACCACCCCGTCCAAGCGACGAGGTTACGGTGGTTCTCGATGTTGTCGGGTTCGTTCCTTGCAACGATATGGTCAAGCCCAGCCATACCTTCAAAGTCCTTAAACCCAAGCATGACCCAAGTATAGGGAAAGAAGTCCCTGAACCTTCCCTCGGCTTCGCATTGCTTCACGATGTCGGTATCGTGGCAGAAGATGTAAGTTTTTGCCTTCATTTCTTGTAGAGGGTTAAAAGCATCCTGCCTCTTTGGTCGGTTGACCCCTTGGCTTCGTGTGGTTGCAGTTGGCTCGTAAGGTTGATCATCGTCAGCAGTTCGGCATCGTGGATGACCATCGTCCCACCGGGGTTCAGGGCTTTGTTGAACAAGGCAACCATTTCGGGAATCATGCCGTCCCCGTGGTCCGAGTCGTGAAAGATGAAGTCAAAAGTCCTGACCTCTTGCAGGGCCATGTGGCTCGGTTGGTTGTTCCATTCGACCTTGAACTTGGACAGGAGTGCTTTGCGCTTATCCTCAACCGTTGTATCGGTGTCGTAAACCACCACGTCAAGCCCAGCCAAGGCGATAGCGAGCGTTGAGTGTCCAAGGTAGGAACCGAGTTCTAAAGCGTGGCCTCCCTTGTGCTTCTTGGCTTCCTCGTAGATTTCAATGATGTGGTCCACCGCAGTCGTGTAGATGTGCGAGTAGTCCAAAGCCTTGAGTTGGTCGATGTGTTTTTTCATGTTAGAAGGTTATGACAAATCGTTCAGGCGAAGGCCAGCCGGGGTTGGAATCAAAGACCTTGGTGTCGGGTTTCTTTCCTATCCAATGCTCCGCTTGATAGCGTTGTTCCCGTACTGGTTCGCCCAGTTCTTTGATGTGGGAGGATTTGGCCCACCAAAAGTTGCCACCGAAGTATGGGTAGCCGTCGGGGTTGTTTGCGTCTGCCATGTGGGGGAATTGCTCCTTGGTAATCCAATGGCATCCGACTGCATCCACGCCTTCCAGCATTTGCATGGACCGCTCCCAAGCGACCACGTTGAAGAATAGCATGGACCTGCCCCATAGTTGGGTTGTCAAGGATGGATTCGCAGCCCCCTTCGTGTGGGCGTAGAGGTACACGGCTTCCTCTTCCTGACTTGCCCGGTACATTTCGGTAAGCGTCGCCTGCTCCCAAGCGTTGGTCCGGGTAACCACGACCTTGACCTTATCGGCCACCATCGAGTTCTCCAGCACCTCCTTGACCGCCTTGCGTTGTTCGGGTGGACCGACGATGCCGACCCTTATCTCATCCAAGATGTTGATAAGGCCATAGTTGCACACAGCCATCATGTGCTGATTGAGTATCAACTGCCAGTTGCCACCGCAGTAGATGTGGTAATAGTGAACGACTTTCATACTAATCCATCCAAACACCATCATGCGTCAAATGCCAAAAGCGATGCCTAATGACTTGAAGGATTAGGCCAAGCAGCGAGTTAGCGTAGTAAACGCCAGCCTCGCAATGCAGTTCAAATTTGTAATGTTTGTTCATTGAAGCAGCAGGGTTAGAAGGGTGATGATGAAGAAAACGGCTGCAAGCGTCTTCCCGATTTCGATGAGCAGGTCAAGGATGCGTTCCGTATTCATGCCCCAAAGTTAAACGGCACGATATGCTTTATCAAAATACTCATCTCTATTACAAAAATCTGTTCTGTGGGCGTTTATCCCATCACCGTAAGCATCTTTTAATTGCTCTTTTTCAATTTTTTTGGCGTGATTAAGTTTAGCCATAAATTCCAATGCTATTCCTAATGGAATATGTTTACTGATATTTGGCATATTCTGCTCTAACCACTCAAGTGCTGTTTGCTTCATGCCTCAAAGTTACACAACAACGTACTTCCCTGAGTTGCTTACTCTTAACTTGTTGAGTGCCACATACCGCATCGCATCGCAGGCGTGGTTGAAGGAATCGATTGGGACACCCGTGTTCTTGCCTTCCTTGTCGGTGGCCCAAGTGTACGAACGCAGTTCCTTGATGAGGTTGGTCGAGTCCTTGGTTACCTGCAACTTGAACCTCTTGAGGATGTCAATGCCGTTCCTGACCGAGTCCGGGCCTTTTTCGGCAGGCTTGATGTTGAAACCAAGTCGGTAGATTTCCTCGATGGACTTCGGTTCTGCCGAGTCCGCCACTATCTCCCAAGCCCTTGTGATGCCCAGCGACCGCAGTTTGTCTGCGATGTCTTGGTTTGTTAGGCCTGTTGCGTAAAGCAGTTCCTGAATGAG